CTTCCGTATGCCCGAGGTTTTAAACCCTCCAGTTATTCGTAACTGTACGCTATGTTTACAACTATAGTGTTGGGCAGTGGGAGTAAGAAGCAAATGTTCCTTACACGCCGACCCAGTTAAATGGGTTCTGGTAACCTAGATGTCCTCCCCACTGGGGACATAGGATAACTAGTGATAGTTATCAACATCCTTTATGGGTGGTCTAGGGTAGCGAGACCTGACATTAGTCAGCTTTCACAGTGGAGTATTATTAATACTCACCATGAAAACTTTAAATAGAATCAGATCTCCTCGAGTAGGTTCAGTTAAAAGCATTACAAATTTTGCAATGTTTTCTACTTGAATCCTACTCTTGAGCTGGTGCCTTGGTGAAGACCGTAATCTTCTAATGAAACTTGGTTCTAACATATGAACTTTAACAAGAAATAATGGTAAAACATTTACCGTTAGATATTGTAAAGAATGTGTTAGAATCATTCAACATTTCATTAGTGGGAATATCATTGTCCTTTCAGAAGGACTTCCGATAGACCTTACGGGAGGATTACCGCGTATAATACCTGGACGCCTTAGATCTCGTATGAGACAAGGTGACCCTGTAGCTATACGTAGTAGTCTCACAGTCTTGAGTGTTTTCAGAGTAATCACAATTCCTGGACAACTTAAATTGTCCACTATTACAGATCCTTTTAAAGGTCTTAATAGAACGTTACCATTATATGAAATAATGGAAGGAATTGGATCTTTATCGACAAAATTACCAAAGTTGGAAAATTTTGAACCGGTAAGATTACATTTCTCTGGAAGCGCTGGACCTAATCACCCTTCTTCTATACAAGGTATCTTTAAGGATATCCTTGCATGGACTCGTCGCCCTGATCTTCTTTTAAAATTACAAGAATATTGTAATCTTTTAAAAGGGGGTGAAGAGTTCTTTAAAACAATCTTCCCTGATTCTCTTTCTGAATTATCAGAATTGAATCTTGAACTTAAGGTTCATTTAGGGAGATTGGCTTTAAAAGAAGAAGCGGCGGGAAAAGTCAGAGTGTTTGCCATCACGGATTGTATTACACAATCCGTTAACAAACCGCTCCATTTAGCAATCTTTTCTTTATTGAAAAGAGTACCTATGGATGGTACGTTTGACCAACTTTCTCCTTGTAAAAGACTTGTTGAATTTTACAAAGAAGGGTTGATTGATGAATTTTACTCATATGACCTTTCCGCTGCTACAGACAGACTGCCAATCCAAATACAAACTGATATTTTATCAGTGTTATTTGGAAGTCAATTCGGTCTGTTATGACAAGATATCATGACAGACAGGGATTGAACCTTAAGACTTAGTGCATCTACAAGTAATTATATTACTGAAGATGTCACTTTACGTTATTCAGTCGGTCAAGCTATGGGAGCGTTAAGCTCTTGAGCTATGTTAGCTCTATCACATCATGTGATAGTCCAAATTGCTGCGGCTAGAGTTGGTAAACCCAATTTTAACCTTTATGCATTACTTGGTGATGACATTGTCATAGCTGACAAAGCTGTAGCTAATTCTTATCATAATATTATGACAAGAATTCTTGGGGTAGATATTAATTTATCTAAATCTTTGGTTGGTAAACATTCTTTCGAATTTGCCAAACAAATATTCCATAAAGGAGAAAATCTTTCTCCTTTAGGACCCAAGAATCTTTTAGTTGCCATGCGTACTAGAGGAGGAATTTCTTCCTTATTTCTAGACATGGTTAATAAAGATTTTGTGATCGACGAACAACGTCTTGAAACTATGTTCAATGACAAAGTTCCTACTTTATCTGATAAAGCAAGAAACCTTGTTAAATGAACAGTTTTAGGTCCTTTTGGTATTGTCCCTTCCACTAGTGGTCTAATGTCCTCTTTTATGAGGATCAATAGAGCGCTACTAGCGGTAAGAATTGATAGTCTAATTAGTTCTATTGACCAAATCTTGTTTGAACAAGATCGTCGTCAATGATTAAGTAACCTTATAAAATCAGGATCAATGCTAAGTAAATTAGTATTGACCTGAGATCCCTATATGGATTTCCATTTAGGGGTTACTTCTTCCTCTTTCATTAGGGACGTAAAATCTTTTGTTTTACATGACCTTATTGAAATGAGAGAACTTCTAGAACATCAGGCACCTGTACGTAGATTTGTCTTTGATGGACCTCTAATCTTATCTTCATTTTATCGTGAAGGTTATGAATTAGAAATTGCTAAATATATATCTAGCAAAATAAATGCATATGTAGATTCTTCTACACCTGTATTTGATCCATTAAAAGACAATGATGTGGTCCTACCTTTCAAATCATTAGCCCCTGGAGAAAATTTCTTCCAGGCTGTTCGTGATTTAGAAAGAGTGAAAGATCTCGAAAGATTCGAAAATCAATCTTTATAGGGAGACTAAAACGGAGTGTCATATGACAGCATCCACTCGCTTATAAAAGGATTTACGCACTAAGGCC